CAACCCCTTGATAATCAGGAGTTCCAAGTAAACTGTCATTGATAGCATTTTGATATGGTCTAGTTAAATAATTAGAATTAGAATTAGAATTATAAACATTATTTCCACCACCACCGCCACCGCCACCGCCACCACTAGGTAATGTTGGAGCATTAGGATTTTGAGGTGTAACAGGAGTTGGAGTTGGAGTAGGGGTTGGAGTAGTGGTTCCTGGTGCTTGAGTTATATCAGGCATTCCCTGATTTAAATACTCCAGTGCTAAGTCATATAAAGTTTTTGCCATTATCTTCTTCCATCGGGTTGAACGTCAATTCTAAATGTACCAAAACGCCAATTTTGATTAGCCCCATCATTTTCTATTTTAAGGTTAACAAAACGGCCCCTGGCTCTAGTATCCTTTTTATCAGTACTTGCAGTGATTGTAAAGGGGCTTAATGCTGTTGTAGTTTCCGATTGTTGAGGGTATCTTTTGACTGCTAAAGTTATTTTAGCGTCTCCTTGTAAATTTTTAAAATCAGGTACAAATCTTCTAACTGCTAAGAAAGTCTCTCCGGATATTGCTGGTCCAGAAGCCTTGCCATCAGGCCCTTTTTGTTTTGATTGTAGGTCAAAATCATAAGATTTAACAAAGGAAGTAACGGTTGTTGTAGTACCATTTGGATTAACTTGGTCTGTCCCTACTTCGTGTTCAAATAGTACTGTTTGACCTAAACCATCTTCTCCTACTATAATTGGAAAAGTACCTGAATTAGTACTATTAAATTTAGTTGCAATAGGTTTTGGATAAATACTAGCATCAAGGTAAGTTGTTCTAGCTTCAGTTCCAGTGTACCACACTCCACCTTTCATAGCTTCTCCATAATTAAATACTACATACTGATCATTGTATTCTGAATTAGTTGAAGGGTAATACCAAATAACCTCTGTAAACAAATTATTAATACCTGCATTTATTTGTTGACCTTTAGTAGTGTCTATTTGATCATAGACATAATCTTCAACAGAACAAGGTAAAGATTTAACGGTACCATCAAACATAAAGAATCCATTAGTAGACATCCAAAATGCAACACCATCAATTTCAATAGCTGCATTCTTACCTATCAATCCACAGTTAGTACCTACTTGTTCAAAACCAAATGTAAATGGAGCTCCAATAAATTTCATTGTATATACAGCATTATCTGTCCACACTAGAATAGTTTCTTTAGCTTTTAAAGATCCTATAATTCTAGTTCCATCTTGTAATCTTTGAGACCCTGCCGAGTTAATAGCTGTAGGGGTATAATCATTTATATCTTCTTGATCTGAAAATCTTATAAACATATCATCTTGTGTTGAAGTTGATCCAATAGTTGTTTCAGTTCCTAAATGAATTAAATGCCTGGTTGTGGGTGAAACTAAAGTAACTCTAGTTGCAGTTGGATTATTTGTAGTTGAAAAACCTGTAGTGCCTGTAGATGCTCTTGTTGTAAATCTTGCAGCTATACCCGAGTTCCAAGTAAAAGTTTTACCGTTTGCAATAGTTGCAACTAATACTTGACCAAAATTACTCAATGACCATAAGGCAGATTCTAGAGTTACTTGAGAAGCTTGAACAGCTGAACCCCAACCAGAATAATCTGAGGCATCAGTAACTGCAGATCCAGTACCATGAGCTTGACCATTTGATGTTCCAGTAGTAGCCGTTCCAAATGCTCCTCTAGTAATACCAGTTAAAGTATTTGTACCTTTTCCCGTATAAGAAATTAATTCATTACCGACTGCTATAGTTCCTGCAGTTGGAAATCCTGCATTAGATACAATATTAATTGTAGTTCCTGATCCTGCTGTTCCTGCAGTATCCGCAGTTAAAACTCCATTTAAAGCACTGGTTAAGGCTCCTGAAACAGTTCCACCATATTGAGAAATACCAAAACCATAACCATAAGATTGTGCTGCGGGACCTATTTTTTCATAAGGTATAACAGAAATACTTCCTCCAGTAGATACAGTCGCTGTTGCATTAGTACTTTGAGTAATTGTAAAAGTTGTTGTTGTGGGTGCTGAGGTTACTTGAAATAATTTATCATCAAAAACGTTTGGATTATAACCTGTATTACTAGGTAAAGTAACACTAGCAAATAAAACAATATCTCCTGGTTCTAAACCATGTGCACTTGCTGTAGTTATTGTACAAATTGGAGAGTTCTGAACTGTTGCAATTGTTGAAGAAGCTAAGGGAGTTTTTAAAGGTGTTATATCAAATAGCTGACCTTCAAAATATATAAGTAAAAATTTATCTGTTCCTATTGCAACATATCTATTTCCGTCCAAATCAACAAATGCAAATTCTTTTCTAGCTACTCCTACAATAGTATCTGATAAAAGAGAAGACCAACCCCCTACTTTTTCAGGTAAGTTATATCTAAATCGTACATTGTCTGAATCTACCCAACGAAACTCTGCACCTGAAGTGGTGTCCTGTTTATCAATTCCAGGTAATACTTTAAAATCAATAAGAGCCATGATCCATGCTCCTTATGCTGTGTTGGTTTTAAATGCCCAACCTCTTGTTGCATCTATATATAACAAAGTAATAGATTGACCATTAGTATTTAATGTTAAATTACTTGTGCCAGAGTTAATAGGTTTACCATTTCTGTTAATAATACAGTTGTTAGATCCCCATGTTCCTCTAGTATCAATTATACTTACTTCATCTCCTACAGCCGGAGATGCGGGTAAAAGTATGGTAATAGGATTAGAAGAAGTGTTAGCTAAAATTTGATCTCCTGAAACAGCCGTGTAAGGTGTGTTTGAATCTGTAATTGTATTATAACCTTTTTCAGTTATACCTTTAGTAGTATTTGTACCGTCTGATTTAACTAACATGACAGCACCTGTAGGTATTGCTAAAGCTGTTCCACTTGCTGTTAATACGCTTAAAGTTCTATTTGATGTTCCTCTAACTGTAGTGTCTTCAATAATAAAAACTCTTTCAGCTCCTGCAGGCATAGTAACAGTTCTATTTGCTGTTAATGTTCCTGTTAATTTAATATATAAATTTTTACCATTTGAAGTAGCTCCATTATCTAAAGCCAAAGTAACGTCAGCTCCACCTACAGCTAAAGATAAATAACCTGAAGCTGCTTGTTGTAAAATTTGTAAGTTAGTATTAGTTATAGTTCCCCAAAGCCCTGCTTTTTCTCCAGTGGTTACTAGTTCTAATTTTAAATCTGATGAGTATGATGATGCCATAATTTATTTAAAAGGGTTCAATTGGTGTCCATGTCATATTTACTCCTGGTATTATATCATTCCAAGTGATGACCCCTGCTTCTCCTGTGTTAGCTATTAGTTGTGATCCCGTAGGATTTACTAAAGCGGTTCCAGTTACTGTAACACTTCCAGTAGATAAGGTCAACGCATTTCCAGTTACAATTGCCGTAGCGCCTCCAGAAGCCACAACAGTTCCAATACTTAATGAAGTAGCGTTACCAGTAACAGAAAAATTAGCATCTGCTGAAATTGTAACAGTTCCGGTTCCTAAAGTAAGTCTATTAGGATCTACTGGAACAACAGTACCTGCTATTACTACTGGAGTACCAATACTAATATCTAAGGCATTACCTGTTACTTGTATTGTTACACTGTTATCATCAGCAACCGTAGAAAAGGGTCGTTCTGCAAATGAGGCAAATCCGAAGAGCATTGGTTAACTCTCCAATGTTTCTATTCTAGATTTTAAACTATCGTTTTGTGCTTTTAATTCTTTTATTGCATTGACTAATACTGGTACTAGATTTGCATTAGTAAATTTTAAATTTTCAGCATCATCATTATCAATAATAATTGGATTATCTCCTTCTATGGCTAAAATATCTTGTGCTTTAAATCCATACCTTGCTTTACCATGAGGTGTTGCATCTTCTCTTGATTTTTTAAAATTATATTTAATTGGATTTAATTGATTAACAAAATCTAAACCATGAGGCACATCTTCAATATTCATCTTATCTCTTAAATCTGAAGTTACTGTCCAATCAATTTTAATGTGAGCAGTTGCTGATGAATTATTACCAAGTACAATATTGCTGTCTCCTGTTGTAACATCTCTTACAGCATCTGTACCAGCGTTATGTCCTATTAAAACATTGTTATCACCAGTTGTAACTTTATGACCAGCATGATCTCCAATAAGTGTATTATCTTGTCCTTGTGTTACACTATCTCCAGATTGTACTCCAACACCAACATTACCTGTTCCTGTTGTGTTAGCATATAAAGAATAATAACCAACTGCTACGTTAGCACTACCTGTAGTCATGGATTTCAAAGCTTCAACACCTATTCCTACAGTATAATCGCCTGTTGTATTTGCTAACATTGCTTGTTTTCCTATAGCAACATTTTCATGTCCTGTTGTGTTTGCCGCTAAAGCAGAACCACCAACTGCTGTACTATGAGCGCTTGTTGTGCTTGAACATAAAGCATTTACACCAATAGCTACATTATTATCTCCTGTAGTTTGAGTTCTTAAAGCCATATATCCAAGTGCTGTATTATATCCACCAGATGTGTTTGCTATCATAGCACTAGCACCAACGGCTGTATTCTGTGTATCTGTGTTACAAGATAAAGCAGAAAAACCCATTGCAGTATTTCCGCCAGTAGTTGTAACTTTTAAGTTAGTATTATATCCTACTGCTGTATTTTGATCTCCTGTTGTACCACACGCACTAGCATTTCCACCTACAGCTACGTTATAACAACCAGTAGTATTTTTTATAGAAGCACCAGAACCAACGGCTGTGTTTAATCCACCTGTTGTGTT